GCCGTAACGTTGGCTACCGAAGCCTCGAACGGCACCCTCAACACGACACAGGATGCAGCGGCGAACCAGGAGTACCAGTCGATTCTGTCGGAGATCAACGACATCGGATCGACGACCACTTACAACAAGAACCAGGTCTTCTGTGGCTGCCGGAATTAAACTGCACTGGTTCCCAGAATTAAGCTGCACCACCAGTGCAGTTTAATTCTGGTATTCCATTTTTAGTAGATTCTAGAGATCGCCCGCAACAGGCCCCCAGAAATACCCTCAAAATCCCCTAAAACCACCCCAAAAACCACCGCCCGATCTCACCTTATATAAGGGGTCGTTTTGATCCCTGAAAACCAGGCCGCTTTTACCCCGTGAAGACGGTCGTTCCGCCCGCCTCGATCGTGACCGTTCCGCCTGGCATCGACGCCGACAAGGCGAACATCGCGTTGACCACCACCGTGGCCGATCCGGTCGCCGTTCCATCCGCCGTACTCGTCGCCGTGATCGTGTGCGTTCCAACCTGAAGCGGCGAGGTGTAGTTCCCTGCTGAGTCGATGGTGCCCACCGTCGCGCTGCCGCCTGGGACACCATCCACGCTCCAGGTAACCGTGGTTGTTGGGTTGCCTGTTACCGTCGCCGTCAGCTGGATCGTCACACCCATCGGGATAAGTGAAGACGCCGGCGAGACGCTAACCACGGTGGGCGGAGCAGCAGCCGAGAGACCGTAGATGCAGAGGACGTCCGCGCTGCTCGCCCAGATGTCGCCTGAGCCGTCGTTGAACGTGCAGTGCACCATATCTTCTGCGTCAACGTAGCAGCTGCCCACTCCCTGCGCATGACCGCCTCCCGATGTATAAAACGAGGCGTCTGTAGGCGCGCACATGATGCTGAGCGTGTCAGCAATGTTCGTGACCGCGCTGGACGGCAGCGCGACCGTGCTGCCATTTCCAATGTTTTTGATACAGCCGAGGCCGAAGGTGCTGCCATCCGTCAGCGGAAAAGCGATCCAGGTCTCTGCCCCGAGCGTCTCGGTGGTGACCGTGCCCATATTGTTTTTCCACGCAAAAACCAGCACAGATGCGTTGCCGGTCCAGACGTTGCCGACGTGATCCTGGCACTCGCAGGAAACGACGAGGTTGCCGCCCACCAGGTTCACCGCGGCGCCCGCCAGATACATGATGTTTGCGCTCGCCGGCATATCGTGGATGAAGGCCAGTGCAAAGCACTGTGCCGTTGTCCACCCAGCCGGCAGCTCAACCGTTCCGCCGTGTGCGACGATGCCCTGGCCGAAGAGAATCTCCTCGCCACCCAGCAGCGTCAGCGGCAGCCAGGTCATTCCTGCGCCGTCCGTGCTGGTGACGTCCGCGCTGAGCCAGGTGAGCGCGGCATAGTTCGCATCGCCACCCCACGTCTGGCCTGGATCGCCGGCGTAGACCAGCGTCAGCAGGCGGCTCACATCCGTGCTGCACTGCTGCACGGTGTGCGCCGAGGAGTACTGAGTATTCGCGCCCGCCGGCGATGCCCACGCCATCAGGTTATTCGCGGGGTAGCCGGTCGACGGAAGCTGGAAGATTGAGCCCGAATAAAGCTGCCCAGCGAAGAAGACGAAGTTGCCGCCGTCAGCCAGCGGGATCGCGGTGAAGGAGAAGTCGTTGCCCGGCTCGCTATCCGGAACGCTGGGCCATCCGGCCGCGGTCAGGTCGCTGGTTTCGTACATGTAGCCTTCGTTGTATGGCTGCAGCATCAGCTCAATTAACCCGCTGCTATCGGACGGGGTGCGCGCGAGGCCCTTGTTTGGGGAAGCGAGTTCGCACGCCGGCGGCGTCTTCGTCAGGTTATCGAGCACCTCATAATCGGCCGTGTAGGGATAGCGGAAGGTGTTGTCCAGTGTCACGCGATCGCCGCACTCGATGCCCGCAGCCAGCTGGCCGTTCACATCCTTGGCGAAGAAGTTGGTGCGGAACTTGAACCGCGGGGGTGTGATGTAAGCAGACTGATCGAAGCCCAGGTTGCGATCGCGCTCATAGCGGCAGAGGCGGCTGACCTGGTCGTACGTCGAGGTTCCAAAATCGAGCGCGTCCTTCAGCTTGTTCCGCTGCCGCGCAATGTTCAGGCCCTTCGCGCCGCGCGCCAGCATATTGTTCTTGTGCCAAAACTCGGGCACGCGCTCCTTGAAGCGCGAGTAGAGCAGTCCCACCGCGCCGCCGGCGCCCACCGTGGTGGGGTAGTTGTTCCCCTTGCGCGCGATGGTGAAGGTGGTGGGATCGACCTCGTCCGGGGTGCCCGGATTGAGGATGGCCGGAACAGAAGAGACGGTCCACTCGCCGTCGTAGACCGTGCCCGTGCCACCCATCGAGATCGCGTCGCCTTGCTGAAATGGATGCGGCTGCGGCTCGCCGGTGGGCGGGATCGAGTCTGTCGTCACCGTCGGATCGCCATGCACGGGGTTGGTGATGCTCAGGATGTTATTGCACGCCGGCACCAGCAGATCGCGGAAGCCGCCGAGTATGCGGTTGCCCGCGGTGTTCAGCACCTGGTCAGAAGGCTCGAACGAGCCGGGCATCATGTGATCGCGCGAGAAGATAAAAACCGAGGCGCGCGGCATATCGCAGATGGCGGCGATCTTGCCCTGCGAATCCTGTTTGTAGGCACGCGCGCAGCGCAGAATCTTGGTGGTGATGGCCTGCACCGACGATGCCGACGTGTAGCTGTTGTCATGCGTGAAGCGCGGCCGGCCGTTGGCCAGCAGCTGGTTGCAGTACTGCGCGGAGTCGTAGATCGGCTCCCAGTCAAAGCGCGCACTCACGGCCGCAGGAAGCGGATCCGGGCCGACGTTGTAGATGAGGTTGTAGTCCGGAAAGAGCTCACGGCGCAGGTAGACATCGACCCAGTGCCAGATCGGGTTGCGCGTCCAGGCGTAGCCGATGACGTTGCCGTTGGCGTCGAAGATGCGGCAGCGCAGCGCGCGCCACAGGCCGATGGGGTTGACGTCGGTCCACTGCGAGGGGTCGCCCTGGTTGTTGTTCTGCTGGTACAGAATGGCCTGTTTGCGCATGATCGCGTAGTAGGCGATCCGCGACCAACACAGCGGCTGGATGGCGGGCGGAAAGACAGACCAGAGTGTGTCGCAGCCCTGATCCGGGCCAGTGGAGTGCGGCGCCAGGCCGGAGCCGATGACCGCGTCGCAGCCGGAGTGGAAGTGCCACACCAGATTCTGTGTCGTCGAGTCCAGCGTCTGGTACCAGTCCCAGCCCATCCAGCTACCGGCGCCCCCGGCCGCGAGCTGCGGGTTGCCCCGCCATGAGAGAACGTCGTCGATCCATAACTCCTGCAGGCCATCCCACTCGCCGTGCCCCAGCTTCCAGAAACCGGCGCGCGTGTAGTCCAGCGCAGCCGTGCCGGTGTCCTGCAGCATGTAATAGGCCTCGCGCTTGCCTGTGGCCCAGACATAGCCATAGCTCAACGGTATCGGCTGGCCGGTGGTCTCGCACGCGCTGGAGGACTGGGTTGAGCTGGCGTTGGGCATCAGATTCTCCGGCTCCGGTTGATGACCAGTAACGGCGACGGATCAGTGGTCTCGCCGTAGTTCTTCTCGTAGCTGTTGAGTGAGATCATCGGCCGCTCCACCACCTGGCAGGTCTGGAAGCTGTAGCTGCATTCAGTGGGCTCCGTGGATCCGCAGCGCGGGCCGCCCCAGTTCAGCTGGCAGGTCTCGCAGTACTGCTCCATCGGCGCCTCGTCTTCAGCTTCGTTAATGAAGGGCTTTGACCGGAAGGTTGCGGTGTCGTCCGTCGCGCCGCTCAGCGTGAGGGTGCCATCCAGATAGATCCACGCCGCCTGGGCCGCCGCGTTCCAGTAGCGATAGACAAACACCGCGCCCTCAAGAGTGGTGGCGCGCAGAATGGTTTCCACGTCGCGCGCCAGCGATGTGCCGCTCACGTTCTGCACGGTGAAGCTACCCGCGTTGGTAACCTGGGAGCGGTTGTAGACGAAGGGACCCGCAGCCAGCAGCCACGGTACAAAAAGCTGGCTTTCGCCCCTCAGCACCGAGGGCCACGCCTCGGTTCCGCGATCGGACCAGAAGTAGGTGTTGCCGTTCACGTCCTGCACTTCGAGCAGGTGCACGCCGGGCAGTCCGGTGCGGGCGCCGCCCACGCCGAGCAATGGTGCGGGATAAGGAATCACCGCATCACCTCCAGCGAGTGCCAGCTGATGGTGGGCGCGGTGGCTGAGGCGTTCTTGGCGGCGCTGACGTTGACCTGCACGCGGTGGAAGTCCAGTGACACATTCTGCTGCATCAGCACCATCTGCGGGCCTTCGTCGACCGCGGCGTAGCAGTCGATGGTGCCGCCCACCTCGTTTCCGTCCAGCGATACAGTGCACTGACCGAACTCCGGACCTTTCATTAGGTAGAGTTTGAAGCCGTAGCCTTTGTACTCGTAGCAGCCCCAGTCGCCGGCGTTGCCCGCGGCGCCGGGGTTGTCCATGGTGGTCACCGCGATGCCGGCGATAGACCGCGCGTTCGGCGCCCAGCCCGGCATGGCATTGCTCAGCACCGCCAGCTTCTGATCGCCAAAGTCATTGAAGGCGTAGACGCGGATCGCGTCGTGATCCCAGTCGTCGGGGTACTTCACCATGGCGACTTCAGGCATTTCCTCAAAGGTGAGGTTCTGGACGTTCCACATCCCGTTGCCAACCTGCACCATGGGGAAGTCGCCGGTGAAGCGGCCGACAAAGTGGCGGCCGCCGCCGTCCCAGTCGATGATGGTGAAGAAGCCGTCCTCATACCGCTCGTAGTACCACTTCAGCCTCTGCACGCAGAGCCACGAACGCTGAATCCAGGAGAGCGGGAAACTGTGCCCGGTATTCTGGGTATCGCGCGTCCAGGGCGTGGAACCCACCGGCTTCACCGCCAGCTTGGTATTGGCGCGCCGGCGCGCAAAGCCATAATCGGGACACATCGAGTCCTGCAGCGCTTCCTGCCAGTCAGCGGTGGGGTTCAGGATGTCAGAAGCCGGCATCCGCGCCTCCGGAGTTCTCTGCATAGCTCTGGGTCAGTGCAGCGCGGATGCCATGCTTGTTATCGCTCAGGAACTGGGCAACTCCCTTGGCGTCGATTGCGTGCACATGCAGGTCACCGGACCAGCTGGCAGCCTGCGCCGCGGGCATGCGGCTGCCGTCCGAACCAGATTCGATGGCGCGCGTGATGCGCTCGTTCTGGTCGCTGGGGATGATGCGCTCGCCTTCGTGATTGAGGTTGTAGCTGGTTGACGGAATGTAATCCGTGCCGACGGCGTAGGACGCGGCCGACGCGGTGAAGTTGCTGCGGCCGGCCTTCTCCATGGAGCCGAACTTGGACTCGGCCTGCTGGATCTCCGCCTTGATGGTGTCGTTGTAGTAGCTCTCCGCGGCGGGGCCGTAAGCCCTGATTGTTTTGGACGCCTGCATATCCAGCGATTGCATGGCGCTATACGCGCTCAGATAGTCCGTCGCCCCGGTCTCGTACGACTGCTCGGTATCGGCAATCGTGGGCCGCACGGTTTTCAGATCGTAGACTCGGGCTTTCTCCCGGCCGCCCATACCGATAGCGCCGATTGCCGCGCCGGCCGCCGCGCCGATCGCCGCGCCGAGCGGACCCCCCACAGCCATGCCCAGCTGCATGCCACTCATGGCACCGCTCAACGCGCCGCCCACGCCGCCGTTGCCCTCATAGGCGCCGTAGACGCCGATCGCGCCCTGCGCCGCGCTCAAGGTGTTGCTCGTCGTCATTCCGTTGCTGGCCATGCTGCCATCCGGGTTCTTGGCGAGCTGTCCCACGTCGAAGTTCTGCGTCTGTTCGAGCGGGATGGTGTCGCTGCTCGATGCGCCGGCCGTGGTTCCAGAACCTTCGGAGCTGCCCCTGTTACTGAAGATGCCCGCGGCTTGTTTGTAGAGGCCCAGCCCTTGCTGGGCATTGCCGACGGCGAGGCCCGCGGTATTGCGCGCAACCGGCGCCATGCCGGCTGAGCCCATGCCGGGCGCGTAGGAAGACGGCGCTGCGGAAGAGGATGAGCCCGAGTCGCCCACATAGGCGCCGCCGCCGCCGACAGTCGAGCCCGCGCTGCTGAAGCCGTAGCCTCCCGCGCCGGCGCCATTGAAGTCACCCCCGCTGAAGCCGCCGCCGGTGTATGTTGGGCGCGATCCGCCAGCACCGGCAGGGACGCCGCCGAACCCGATGGAAGCGTTCTGGATGTGAATCTCGGCCGAAGCAAGCGCGATGGTGTGACCGCCGCCGCCACTGACGCCCGCTGCACCGCCGCGCGGCGGCGCGGGCGTGCCGCCCATCTTGTTGAAGATGTCGTCCAGCGAGTTGCCGCCGCCAGCCGCGCCATGGCCGCCGTAGTGCTGCTGGATGCGCTGGGTCATGGCCGCGGCCGCTTGCCCGGCAACCTTATCACCCATCTCCTGCAGCGCCTGCAGCGGATGGTCGAGCGAGCGGAAGAAGCTGGTGTATTCGCCGGCCATCTTCTCGCGGGCCGCGCGCGCGGACTCAATCTCCTGCGCTTCTTCAATCTGCTGCGCGGCCAGCATGCGGCGATTGTAGTCGTCGTGTGAGATGAGCCCTTTATCGAGCTCCTCCTTAAATTTTTCCGTGCGCTGTTCGTACTCAGAAACGATCGCAGCGGTCTGGTTCTTCTCAGCGCCCAGCATTTTTGCGCGAGCCTCGTCCTCGATCGCTGAGGTCTCAGCCGCGTTCTGCTGGTTCCGCGCCGTGACCTCGGCCGCCTCCTGCTGGCGGATCGCCATCTCGCCGCGCTGCTCAACCCTCGGATCTCCACCCTTCTCCGCGGCCTCCTGCTGTAGCGCCTGTATCTCCTTCTCCGCGTCGGCGTGGATCCGCGCAAAGCCCGAAACCGCGCGGTCAGCGGTGGCGGCGACGATGCCGTTGACGTGATCCGCAAAGGCCTGCTGCTCCTGGGCGACGGCCGCGGTGGTCTGTTGCACCATGGCGTGCACCTGGGCTAGCCGCTGGCCCGGATCCATGCCTGGATGATCTTCGTTCAGGAAGCTGTTGACCTTATCCTGCCCTTCCTGCTGCGTGCGCGCCACGCCGGTCAGACTGGCCAGCCGCGTCTCCATCTGCACCTGTTGCAACTGGCGCTCCGCAGCCTGGTGCTGCTGGACCTGCTGCTCTGCCAGCTTCTTTTCCTCTGCGTAATATTTTTGATCGATGTCAGCCAGAGCTTGGGCGTTCTGGCCGTGCGCGCGAACGAACTCCGCGTCGGCCGTCTTACGCTGTAGCTCAAGCTGCTCGTAGCCTTTCTGGGTGCTGCGCGAGGCCTGCAGCTCAGCCTCTTCTGCCTGCTCGTGCAGGCGCTGCATCTCTTCTGCGGTTTGCCGCGCCGTCTCGATCGAATGTGCCTGGTATTCGGCGTCAGCGTGCTGACGGGCAAGCGTGTCTTCGGACTGGTAGGCATTCGCGCCGGGAGCGGCTACCGGGGTCACGTAGCCGGCGTCGCCAGGCTTCTTGTCCGTTGGGCGTGAGGTGATCTCATGGGCCAGCGATTGCTGCGCGATCCGGAAGCGCCTGGTTTCGTCAGCCTCTCTGCCGGCCGCGTCCCGCGCCGCGCGCTCCTTGGCGATGCCGGTGAGCGTGGCCTCGGTAATGAGTGCCTTATCCTGAATCAGTTGCAGGTTTGTCTTATGTGTTTCCTCCAGCATCCGTTCGCGATCGGCATCGGCCTTTCCCTGCGCCTCGTTGAGCTGGTTCGCATCGTGCATGGTAAAAAGCGGATGCTCAGGGCCAGCGCCCATACTGGGAGCCATCATCATGTCCGCGGCTGAAGGTGTGCCTCCGAGGATAGCTTTCCCAGATTGAGTGCGCTTCTGGGTCAACTGATCCAGTTGCGAGTTCACCATCTGCAGATCGGCGGAAAGCTCGTCGATGCCGGCGTTCTCAAAGAACTTTTTCGACGCAGCCTCACTGGCCTTGTCGTTGTATCTTTCGATCGCGCCGTCGACGTCGATCCATTTCTCGTAGAGGTTGTAGACCTCCTCGCCCATCTGCACGATGATGCCGATGGCGGCCACGCCCACGGCGATCGGCATGGCTGCCTCCCACAGCGGAGCCAGCCATTTGGTGCGCGCGCCCACGGCAGCCAGGCCCATATCCATCGCCCGCGCGTTGCCGACCAACGCTCCCATGGCAATGCGCGCCTCGCCATAGGTGCCGGCCATGCTTCTACCCGCTCCCGCGGCCGCGTTGGCTGCGTTCGCCGCCTCTGTCAAGGCCGTCTGCTCCGCAACGTGCGCAGCGATGCGCGCGTTCATCTCATTCTTCATCTGCTGCATGCGCTGCTGGTAGCCAGGATCGGCCTGCTGCGCCCGGATGCGCGCCATGTACGCGTCAAGCGCCGCGGCCGACTGCTGCGCAAAACTCTTCGTCGCGGACTCGGCAGCTGCCATGCCGGCGGCAACCTTGGCGCCGGACGTGGCGCCGGCCGCGCCCAGGGCATTCAGGTTCTGGGTCACCGCGCCGACAGCCTGTGCGGAGTTCGCGTCGACGACTTCAATCGAGATATTGACAGTCGAGCTCTCTACGCCCATGGATTACCTCTTCCGCCTGAACTTAACTCCACAAGCGTGGCACTCAGCACCAAAGCGCGAATGCTGCCGCGCGCCGCAGGTGCTACAAGCAGGATGCCGGCCCTCAAACGCTGCCCGCGCTGCCGCGAGAACCACCAGCCCGGCAGCCTCATAGTCCGCGAGTCCCGCGGCAGTGACCGCGATTCCGGCTTTAAGCTCCGACTCCAGCTGGAAAAGATGCAGAGCAAACTGGTAGTAGCCGGGTGAGAGAGTGCGCGCCGGCACGTTGCATTCCATCCGTTCGCGCGTCTCCTCGCTGGCTCCTTCCATTTCGCGATCGAGCCGGGCGCGCAGAAAGTCCTCCTCGAAGATTTCTCCGAGTGCGGTGTGCACGCCTTCCCGATCGCGAACGGCATCGATCATTACTCCTCACCGGCGGCGGTTGAGTCCACGTCGGCCTTCACCTCGGCTGGGGAGAAGAGCTGATCGGTGGCGGCTACCTTGTGATAGGTGTCCATCTCGCGGATGATTGCGTCGCGGTCCGCGCCCAGCTCCTCCGCGCCCACGGTGTAGCCTTCCACGCTGACAATCAGCTCGTCGTAGAGCTCGGCCAGCGTGGCCTGCGAGCCCAGCCAGCGCGTCGTTCCGCGGCGGCTGCCGCCCACGATGACCGAGCGCGAAGCATCGCGCGATAGGCGGCGCTGCTGCTCCGCGCTGGGCGTTTTGAAACGATGGCAGAGGCCGGTGAACTTGCTCGCGCCCCACACCGCCGTCAGGTAGACGGCCTCCGCGCCCAGCACGATGGGACCATCCTCGGGCGGCTCTGCGGGCGCCACGTCCAGCAGCTTCTCTGCCGCGCCCAGCCGGTGGGAGAGCGGGATGAGCTGCTGCCAGCCCGGCACGGCGCTGACGGCGCAGCCGTCAGCGGTGGCATAGCCGCTGGCGTCGGTGAGCACGTCGGCGATCAGCTCCAGCCGCGCCGTGCTGTTATCGAAGCGGTCGACGCGCTTGCCGGCCTGGTTTTCCGAAGTGGAGAAGATGCCCTCAAAGTAGCGCAGCCACTGTTTACGCGCGATGCGTCCGACGGTGAGGGTGTATTCGCGGCCGCGATCGGCGATGGTGAAGACGCGCGGCGAGGTGAGGTCAATCGATGGCATAAAAGTCCTTCCTTTTGTCGAAGTGGATTTTTCTGGACTACGGCAGGGTGAAGGACCCTGTTACTGCCTGGGACTCGCGGAGTGGGGCAAGTCCCGGTCCGGCGGAGTGGGGCCAGACCCAAAAAGGAGCGGAGCGCGAAACCCAGTCACCGCGCTCCGCGGAGGTAACTTACGCGCCGACCAGGTAGGCCGCGGTGGCGTTGATGACCTGCACGGTGACCGGAGGCGTGTTGGTCTCACCCAGCGTCCAGAAGCAGCTGGTCTCGTCGCCCTCAATCTGCCATACCACCATGTCGCCGTCGAAGCCGAGCTTGGTGGTCTTGAGGTGGACGTTCGGGTAAGTGGCGATGAGCTGCGCGGCCGAACCGGAGTTTGCCGTGAGGCTGAACACCGAAGCGGTGTCATTCTCAAACAACGTGTAGGTATCGTCCGTATCCTTGGCCGCGATAGTCGCGCTGAAGCTGAACTTCGGGTTGCCTTTGCGCACAAAAATGCCGTACGTGCCGCCGCCGGGCGCCTTGTGCACCGTGAGCTGGTTCTCAAACTTCAGCGTGGCGTTCATCAGGCGGCCGAGGAACGAAGCCGCGGCGCCCACCGCCCCCAGCATCGGCGTCACGTCGGAGCCGAGGATGTAGCTCTCGGCCGCCATTGCCGGCGGCCCATCTGCCATGGCGCCCAGGGTGCGGCGTCCGGTGCCTATCAGGGTGTTCTCGATCATGATGGCGCCCACGTCGTTGATCGTGATCGTCACATCGTTCACGCACATATCCGGGCACTTGTACTTCACCGCCTCGGCGTCTTCCAGGTAGAGCGTGGTGGGCACGGCAGTGCGCGTGGTCTCGTCGAAGTTGAAGACATGCGTGTACGGCGCGGCGTCGCCGGTCACCACATCCGTACCCATCAGAAAGGCGAGCGACCAGGCGGCCAGGTCCGGAGATAGCTCGGACTTCCAGCCGGAGAGCTTCGTATCGAACATCGTCACCTGGCCGTTGGTGGCCAAGGCCGTTCCCTTGCCGGCGTAGTCGATGTCAGACCGGCGCGTTTGTGCCAGCTCCAGTACAGCGGAGCCGTCAAAGCGCTGGCGGACGGTCAGCGCCGCATCGGCCAGGGGGGTGTTCCAGGCGAGCTGCGAGTTCTGGCTCCGCACAAGGTTGCGTGCGCTTTTCCACTGGGATGTGAAATTGGAAGGACCGGCCATGGTTAGTTACCGCCTTTCGTGGGCTTGGACTGGGTTGCGGGCTGCGCCGCCGGATCGCTCGCCGGGGCGGATGCTTCCGCGGCAACGGCGACTGCTGGCGTAGCCGGCGCGGGCGGCGCAGCTTTCGCGGCCGCGGGCTGTGTCTGCACCGGCTCAATCACCGTAACGAGCTGTAGCAGCCGCTGGCCGTGCACAGCCTGGTGCGCCAGCACCTTGCTCCACTCGCTGGTAAGCACGCGCGTCGAGCCGGACGCCGTGAAGACGTAATTGAGGTGCGGCGTGGCGATGCGCAGCGTGCCGCCGGAGACCTTCGCGCCGGCCGGGCTGAGCTGCACATTCACGAAATCGGATTTTGCCGGGGTGGCCATGGCTAACTTCCTCCTGAAGGCTGCGCGTTCGCGCCGCTGAACTGGGCGATGCCTTCAACGACGATGACGATAGAGAAGAGCTGATCGACCGGACCTTCATCGGTGGCGACCAGCTTGACGGACTGCATGGAGATCGGCATCGTCTGCGTGCTGTCCGCCAGCGCCAGCCGCGCTCCGGCCAACTGATCCTGCACGGTGCCCACCAGCACAAGGATCTGCTTACGTTCATCGGCCCGGCTGCGCAGGCAGGATTCGAAGCAGAGAATTTCAAACGGCAACCCGGCCTGGTAGGTGAGCCGCTGGTTATCGCGCAGGTTCTTGTAGTCCGCGCCGGCAAAGCGCACACGCACGCTGGCCGGCTGCAGCACCAGGCGTCCGTCGTCGTCGAAGTCCTTGTCGCCGAGCGAGTCGACACTGACGTTGGCGCCGTAGGCTGCGGCCAGGTTCGTATTCAGCAGTGCCAGCAGCGCGGCCTCCACGTAATCGATGCGGAAGGTGGAGCTCACAGCTCACCTCCCAAACCGGCCTGCTCTTTTGCCTTGTCCACATAGGCGACGACGAGGCCGCGGATCCGCGCGAGATCCTCCGGCCGGAAGACCAGGTACGGCCGCGGCGGAATGTTCTGGTGACGGTCATGCTCGCGCACGCTCACCTGGCGGCGATTGCGCGGTCCGGCGATGCGGCGCTTACGGCCGCGCAGCTTGCCCACGCCCAGCTCGCCGGAGAGCCGGAAATAACTAAAGCCCGGAACCTTCACCGTGGCCTTCGACTGTTTCTCGGTGGCGGGACCAACGGCGACGCGCCGATCGCGCGAACCGAACTGGTGCACGGCTGCGTACTTCAGGTTCGTGCCGATGGTGACTTGTCCCGGCTGTGCGTTGGCCTGGATGGAATTCAGCAGAATGCCGCGGCGCACCAGCAGCTTATGCCCCGCCGCGTCTTTGCCCAGGCTCTTGATGGTTGAGGGTGCAAGAGGCGCCCAGGAGCCGGCTGGAGATCCTTCATCGCGAAAGGTGCGGCGCACAGAAAGCAACTGCGACGCGCCGATCTCCTCCATCAGTTCCTGATTCTGCGAGAGCGCAAGGCGGAACTTGCCCAGGGCTACCACCACGCGGCTGTCATCGACCTGGATTATTTCGCCCGCCATCAGATGAACCCCCGGATGTTCTCTTCGCGGAAAGCCAGGCGCCGGTCGAGGTCCGAGACCTGCGGGCCGGCGGCCGTGCTCTGCGGCATGGGCGCGGTAGCCGGCTGGTCCAGCTGCGCCTTCCCGTTGGAGATGTCCTTCATAAACGCGATGGCCTGATTGAATCGCTCCTGCACGGTGTCGGAGATCCGCGTCTCGCGCCGGCGGCTGAAGAGCAGATAAACGGCGATGTCCAGCGTGAGTGAGAGAACGTCGTCCGACTGCTGCAGGGGTGTGATGTAACGCGCGCGGCAGTAGCTGTCCACGCGGCCCGAAGCCTCTTCAAGCGCGGCCGACGTCACCGTCGCCGTCACATCGGCATCTGTGGTGGGATTGCCGCTGGGAACGTCCACGGTGAGTTCGGTTAGGTCCTTCTGCGACATGCGCAGCGGGACCAGGTTGGCTTGGGTGGCGTAGGCCATGGCTGGTTACTTCTCCTTGCGGATGGACCCGATCTTGAGCAGCGGAGCCGCTTCGGCCTCGGTAAGCTCGATCGGCGCGTCCTTACGGAATGTCTTTTTGGAGTGCAGGATGGTGCCCTGCGCGATGTACGTCTTAGTTGTGGACTTCTTCGACGCCGCCGTCATGGTTGTCATATTGTCTTCCATACTCAAAGCTCCTTCTGAAATTCATCTCTGTGAAAAGGGCGCGCCGTGGTGGCAGCGCGCCCTCATGCTTATACCGAAGCGGCTAGCCCTCGATGTTGCCGGGGACAATTCCCATCGTCGGGGCCGTGACGGCGTTGAGGATGGGCAGCCCGGTCTCCTGCGCGGTGACCTTCAGCCCGTAATACCAGTCGGCAGACTGCCAATAGGTCTTCCTGGAGAGATGGGCGTCGATCCATTCCAGGACCGCGAAGCCATCCGCGCCCGCGGCGACCATACCCTTGTCGATGCCGCCATCCTGCGCGCCCGTCCAGCTGAAAGTCTTGATGCAGCTCAGATCCTCCATGCTCGACGTCGCCTGTGCGTAGCCCAGGAAGGCATGGTTACCCCAAACCCACGACTCAACATTGTTCTGGCTCAGCGAGACCGCACTGGCCTGCACGCACTTGACGCGGAAGACACTGGTCAGATCGTCGAGGGTGATGGCGCCAGCCTGTGTGTACTTAAACCGGATGATGACGTCCGGATGCGACTGCAGGGCCACGACGACGGGATCGGACAAAATCAGCACCATCTCCGAGTCGGAGATGCCGGCCTGGCGAAGCAGAGCCTTGTACTGGTTTACCTGGGTGATGGGGTGCGAGCCATCAGACGATCCGCCACCCCCCTCGCCATCCGCCGCGGTCGGATACGCATCCCACATCGAGGTTCCCGAGAGGGTCACGCCGTTCGGGAAGTTCGAGGTGCTCAGCGCAGTCGCTGCGATCTCGATTTCACGAGCCAGGTTTAGGCGCTTGGTCAAGCTGGCCGCCGCCTTCTGCCGCGCCGAAAAGCCCAGGCCAAGGCCGTACGCTTCGCTCTCAAACGGAATGCTCGTATCGAGCGCGTGCGACCGGCAGAAGTACGTGTCGGTCGAATAGGTGCGCCGGATCGACTGAGGGGCGTCGCCGGGCGCGCGGTTCGTGTTCACCGCGCGGAAGTCGTCGCGTCCCCACACAACATACGGGAAGCTCTGCCTGTCCACAGGAACTCGCGGTGCAATCAGATCGCCAACAAACAGATTGTTGCGGTATTCCTTGGCGAAGTTCGAGAGCGCCACATTCGGAAAACCCGCCGGCGCCAGACCAACATAACTGCCCATTTGCTACCTCCATCCGCTCGTCGCGGGTGACAAATTTAATTTCCTGCGCCGCCCCGCGCCAGGCGAACCCGGCGCGGAATGACGGAAAACTACACCTCACTGAGAGACGCCGGGGTAGGGCCGCCGATGGAGCGGACCATCCACTGCGTGTTCACAGCCTCCAGTTCAACGATGTCCCCCACTGCGGCGAAGGTCACCTTATCCTTCGCGCCGTAGATGGCGTCGGCCGGCGTAGTCACGGTGTGCGCATGCGCGGTCCCCGCGACGATGGTGATCACGGTGCCATCCTGCGCAGCAGTAGGAGCTGCCAGCGTCATCGCCAGCGCGGCTGCGCCGTTCAGCACGACGGTTCCCGTGGTTACAGCGATAGCTCCGGCAGCCGCCGCATAGCTGACCGGGCTGCCCGGCATCGTCAGGCCGAGGATGGCGAGCACAAAAACGCAAGCAAAGCTGCCCGGCGAGACGTAGACCTGCGGCTCCAGCGCGACTGCGACGATGGGCTGCCCCGGACCGGCCGGGACCAGCTCACCGCTAGCGTTGGTGGTGAGCGGCTGATTCACCGCCACGTTCGCGCCGATCTGCGCGGTCGCCTGCCCGAACTCAATCACCGAGCTGGGCTCACCAACCACCGAGACACCGCCCTGGACGGTTACGACCGCATCCTCTCCGAGAATGCCGATCACGCCGGTCGCGGCGGCCGCGGCAACAATCGCGGCATGAAACGCGTCAGAGCCATACGTCACAGCCAGGCCGCGCGACGGCGAAGAGGCCGGAGGCGCAGCCAGTTGCAGTGACTCCTCGTTCGGGATACCCTTGGGGCCTTTCGCTCCCACGTAGATGTTTGCCATCGACTTGCCCCTCCTGAGGGCCGCTACTCAAAACTCCGGACGTCCGCCCCGCCCGGTGGGCCCCTGCGCCTATTGGGCGGCGCAGGGCTTGGGTTATATCTAGACAGCGCCCGCGTGCGCGCTACCGGGCACCGTCAGCTCCGGCTGCTCTGCGGCCACTTCGCTCAGCGCCTCGCCAAAGCTGATCTTCTTCTCCGCCGCGCGGGCCTTCGCCAGGTCCGTCAGTGGATCGCCCGTACCCTTGCGGCGACCGCCTTCGGGTGCGGCCGCCGCCATGCGTCCGCTCGGAACCATCTTGGGCAGCCCTTCCAGGAACTGCACCAGTATCTCCAGTGGAGCGACCTTCTTCTTCGCATCGCCCTCGCCGAACTCGATGGTCGTGGAGAGCTTGGCCAGCTCGTCGAACACCAGGGGCAGCCCCTGCTTCTCAAACGCTGGAACCCAGTGGCCCGAACCCTTCAGCTTGACCACAGCCTCCGCGGCGCGCTGGCGCGTCTCGCCCTGGGCAATGGCCGACTCGCGCTCGGCAAACTTCGTGGACTGCTCGGTGAGCTGCGTTTTCAGCGTCGTCACCTGCTCCTGCAGCGGCTTCGTGGCTGACTCGATTGCCTTAGTCACAATCGACTGCACGGCGGATTCACTGAACTCCGCAGGCGCCTTCTTGCCGTTGAAGAGCTCCGCGAAGAACTCCGCGATCTGTTCCTTGATGGTTTTGTCCACTGTTTCCTCCTGCGCGAACTCGAATTCGACGAACTCGCGATCAGCATCGTTGAAATTGAAATCCTTGAGACCCTTGACGGCGGGCGGCTGCGCGCCGAGCCACGCCACATGGCGCAGGCCGCTGATGTTGCCGGCGGCGTCGCGGTAGAACGCGGCGCTGCGCTTCTTGAACTTGCGCGCCTTGCGCAGCTCGGCAAACTGCGGATCGACGTCCTTTTCCTTGGCCAGCAGCACGTCGCCGCTCAACTTGAGGCGGTCGATCCAGCCATAGGCCGGCAGATTGTCAGCAGGATGCCCGATGCACTCGGGCGCTTCGTGATAGTCGGGATCGTAGTCGTTGACGACGCGCACCAGATCGTCGCGGGTGACCTTCGCCTTACCCTGGCCGGTATAGTCACCGGCGCGGAAGATCTCAATCCAGCCGCCGTCATAATTGTGGCCGTCGGCGTGCTCATCAGACTTCACGTACTTGTCTTCAAATCGCTTCACCTTATCGCCGTCGACGCCGTGCTGGCGCGCAGCGGATGCAATCTTGCGCGCGGCCGCCTGCTTCTGCGCGGCTGAACCATGGGTCTCATGCCCGAACAGATCGAGCGCTGAGCCGACATGGTCCTCGTCGATCGGCAGATGCCACTGCGACGTGTCTTCGGGATCAAGCACCATCGCAAACTTTTCCGCGGGCAGCGCCTTACCGTCAACTGTCTTGGTCTTAGCCACGGGATGAGTCTCTCCTTTCGTTCTTAAGTAGCGGGCCGAACTTCGCCGGGATGCCGAGAACTGCGAAATCGCCGCGTAATTCATGCGCTCAGGCCGCGTGCATCAGTGTGTAGAAACCAGGCTGAGGCACATAGATGCGCGCCAGCATGGGTAGCCGTTCCATTCCTCCTTCGCTGGCGTTTGGATTGAGTTTCAGCGCTTCATCCTCAGTGATCGGCACCACCGAGCAGCGGCAGTTGAAGCCGCTGGGTGGATAGATCCTGCGCCATACCGGATCGATGGCGCGAGCGATGAACTGGTCGAGTACCGCGTGCTCCGGCCGCACACGATTGTCGCCTACCGTCCAGTACTGCCAGAAGGGCAGCGCCTCCACAATGTGCGGCTGCTGCATCTGTACCAGGCGCCCGGAGGAGTAGGCCTTCTGCATGGCCGTCTGGAAGGCGGTGTCCAGCGTGAAGGAGTTCAGGTTGGCCACGCCGGCTTCCGTGGTCAGCTTGTCCACGGCCGCGCGCCAGTCCGCCGCCGTCTCGCCGGTGCGCGCCGTCTCCGCCAGTGCGTCGCGGATCTTCTGGATCAGCCGCACGTCCGCCACGCCGGCCAGGGTGAAGGCATCGTTGCGGTACTGTGCCGTCAGCCCGTCAAAAACGGCGCGGGTGACCGGCGTGAGCTGCCCGATCAGCCGCGCCGAGCGATCGTCCGGCAGATCGAAAGAGAAGCCTGCTACGCCTGTTTGGTCGTTGTTTGCTTCGTCAAAATGTACAGAATGACCGCTCTCCGCGATCGGCAGCAAGCGCCAGGTCTTCTTATACGCGTGACGCACGATCTGCATGCGGCCCAGCAGGTCGGCCGAGGCCAGGCGCCGCGCCAGCATGTCACCCAGCTTGCGCTGCAGCTCGGTGTCGCGCGGAGCCGGCAGATGGAAGCCCAGCGCCACTACGACCTCACCACAGGCGTCACCTGGCCAAGCACCTCATGCACGCGCTCTTTCAGGATGCCCGTGGCGTCCACCTTGAGCGCATCGAACATCCTGTCGAACTCCGTCAGCTCGCGCTCAATGGCAGCCGGCGGCTCGGCAAAGGTGGCGCGCGCCTGGTCGTTGATGCCCACGTTGGGAGCGGAGATATTCGGCGCCAGAATGTCTTCCGGACTCTCGCCGTTTTCGCCGGCGGCCAGCGGCACGCCGTACCGATCCACAATGTAGCCCACGGTGAACTTCTTGCCCATGCGCTGCAGCCCCGCATCGATGGCGAGGCGCTCGACAAGGTTTTCATTCGGCTCAATGTCGATCGCGAGCTTGGGCACCGGCGCGCCCGGGCCGAAGTTCCACAGGACCAACGGCTGGATCAGCTGCTTGTTGATGACCCGCATCGCCAGCCGCGCCAGATAGACGCCACGGTTTTCCAGCGTGTCGGCGTGCGTCTGTCCCTGCGCGTTCGATCCCTTGCCGCCTTCGTTGCCGAAGGTGGTCAGCGTCTCGCCCTGGATGCGCCGCGTGATGGCATACTGCATCAGCGTGTAGAACTCCTTGTACACATCGGGGTTCTGCGAACGCGCAATCTTCAGCAGTTCTACCTCGATCTCCATGGTCTTCGGCACGCCGATCGCAACGGAGTCCACGATCGCCTGCGCCAGGGCCGCCGCCTTCTGCTTCTCCTGCTCGCTGTCGGCGTCGTTGTATTTCACGACCGCGGTGCCGGGCCCCTTCTCCGCGTACTTCACCCACAACCGCTCCATGTTGCGCTTGAACCAGCTCGGCCAGAAGACGTCCTTCAGCAGTGGACGCCCCATGCGGTTGCGCGCGCGCTTGCGATAGGTGGTGATGAGGAACTTGTTCGCCGGCGCTTCCACGCCGTCGGAGGCGAAGGGATTGTTGAGATACTGCAGCGGCCCGGTCTGCGGCCGGAAGCGGTTACCGAAGAGGAACAGCTCCTGCGGGCAATCGTCGATCGAGGTCAGCGCGGCCTGCCCTCCGCTCACGTCGAACATCAGCTCCTGCACGCTAAAGCCGTAGCCGGCCGCGTCCAGGATGCAGTCCAGCACATTTTCAAAATCGACATTCTCAAGCTGCTGCTCGATGAACTCTTTCGTATCTACGGCCGCGCTGTCCGTCTCATTGGCGGGTTGCACGCTGCGCGCCCGCTTGCTTACCTCGTACTTCAGCGTGTCCAGTGCGCTTGAGACGTCCTCATCCTTTGCCTCCAGCTCGCGGTAGTAGCCCATGGTGAACGGCGTGTTGTACTGCATCGCCGCCCAGATGCTGGTGGGGTTGCGCGTGCCGCCGAAGGCCAGCGTATTGCGATAGAGCGAGACCTCGGTGAGGTAGAGCGCCTGCTCCGATACCACAGGTCCACGCGGTGGCAGCGCGGGAACGGCTTGATCTTTTTCTTCATCCATCACAGGATTCCTTCCAGTTGCGTAAATGAGGGGGCCACGCTGGAGGGCGTGGCGTCGAGCGCGAGCGTCCCCTCGTCCGCTGCCAGATCGGAGAGAGCCTTGGCCCAGAATGCGTCCGCGTGCGCGTACAGCTTTTTCTTCTGGCCGCCGGCGACGGCGGTGTCCACCTCGATGCGCGGCGCGTCGAAGGTGACGCCGGTCGACGTGGCCTGGCGCTTGATGGCCATCAGCTCCGTCCGGAGCCTCCCATCGTAGGGGATGCGCGAGCGCTGCCGTTCCAGCCGCTTCTTGATGCGGATGGCAAGATCGGTCTTCATGCGTATCCCGTTGTCGTTGGTTCCGCTGAAGCTGACCCCCAGCACGCGACCGGGGTTTGCCTCTTCGAGCGAGTCGAACAGACCCACGCCCATGCCGGTCTTATCGATGGCGCCGCGGCTGCACTGGCGCACCACTGGCTGCACGATGCGGAATTGGTTCGGGAAGCTGATGTTGTGCAGCCACGCCACCAGGCGCGTCACGGCCACGTCGCCGATCTGCGCGTCCACCCACAGGCAGGTGGCGTCGTGATCGCGCGCCACGTCCATGCCGAAGGTGTGCCGGTAACGCGGATCCAGCACCACGTCTCGAAGCGCGGTGACTGGCGAGTTGACATCCAGATGCACGAGCTGCGCGTCGAGGGAGGCTTCCTCGCAGCTCGCGACCAGGTCCAGCGGCAGCCACGCTCCGCTGGACTTGAGGAAGATGCAGCAGAATTCCTGGTTCCAGGTGTCCTCGTCGTTCAGGCCGCGGCGCATTCCCTCAATGTCGATCGGGCAGCCCTCGGCCACCGCGCGATAGACATCGACCCAGTGCCCGGACCAGCCGTCTTTCCTGACCGGCAACTCCGCCGGCGCGACGCCCATGTCCAGGCCTAGATTGCGCGCGATGTCGAAGAACTTGCCCTGCTCGCCGTTCGGCGTAGAGAGCACTTCCAGCGAGTTGCCCAGCGCCACCTGGCGGAAGACGGCCGCGAAGATGGCGTAGCTGTCTTCCTGGTGGCCAAACTCATCCAGCACCGCGTCGCCGGGGTAGCCGCGGGCCGTGCGGGGGTTGGCCGGCAGCGCGATGGTGCGGCTGCCGTTGGGAAACGTGATCTTGCTTTGGATGGCCTCAATGCGCCCGATCGCATCGACGAAGTCTTCGTTGGCGATCATCTGCGCCGTGCCCCCCATCAGCTGGCACAGCTTGGCCGCGGTCTCGACGAACTCCACCGACTGCGCCTTCGACGCGGAGAGCACGGTGGTGGTGCGGCCGGGGACGCGCATCGACATCTCGACGCGCCGGTAGGCGGTGGCGAAGCTGTAGCCGATGCGCGCGGACTTAACCGCGCACTTGAACCGGGCGTCGTCGTCGATCCAGCGCTGCTGGTACGACCGCATCTGCAACACGGCCGGCATGCGGATCTCGTGATCGAGGACCTCAATCATGCGGCGCCACCTGAAGCGGCGGCAGCCCGAAGGTGCGCTCCCGCAGCAGGTTGATGTCGTCGATGGAGAACTGCCCGGCACCCTTCCGCGCGGCCTGCTGGGTGGTCTCGTCCACGGCCCGGCGGGCATTGCGCTCGCGCTCTTCCAGCAGCGTGATCTTGCGCTGGTCCACTTCCACGCGCCGCGCCTGCAGCTCCACGCGCTGCATGCGGCTCATGGCCAGCGTCAAGTCCTTCAGCCCTTTTGCGAACTTATCCTTGTCGCCGATGCCCGCGCTTTGGATCAGACCGAACATCTGATCCCGCAGCGCGTTGATGACGGCCGAGTTTGCACCCTCAAGATTCTGTCCGACAAAAGCCGCGGCGAACTCGCGCGCCTGTGCGCTCTCCGCCAGCACCTGCTTGCGCGCCTGGTTCCAGCGCAGATCGAACCAGCGGTGCAGCGTACTCTTCGGCAGCTTCATTTCCGGAAAGTGTTCCAGCACCTTCAGGTCGAGCTTTTCCCAGTCAATGAAGCCCTGATCGTAATCCGTCGCCCACTTCTCGCCGTACGGCCGTCCGGACTGCTCCTGCATCTCCATCCAGGTGCGCCCTTGCTTGTAGAGATGCACGATCGCATCCTGAACGCCCTGCGGCAGCAGGTCGATCTTGAGCGGCTGATGCGTCACCCGCGGCTCTCCCGTCTTGGGCCTGGGCCTGGTCACATCAGCTCCACATCGTCGTTGCCGCGGCGGCTCATCATGAAGCGCAGCCCCGCGGCGGTCAGCTCAATCTCTGAGAGCTGCAGCGCGCCGGTGTCCGGATCGTGCTCCGACTTGAAGTCCACGTAGCCCAGCACTTGGAGATCCTGCAGCATGGTCCGCACCTGGTCGCGGCCCACGCCGGTGAAGATCTTCAGCATCATCGACCATATCTCGAAGTCGTCCATGCGCGAGCCCTGGTTCTCATGGTTGCCGCGGACCAGCTTGAGGATCACACCGCGCCGCCGGCGCAACCTGAGCAGCTCCTGCTCCGCATCGAGTTCAGCTTGCGTTTTTCTCATCGTCCTTCCCCCTGACCAAAAGCCCGTGGATTCTGCTCAGCATTGCGTCCTGCTTGTCCAGCCGCTCATGCACGATCGGGAACTCCTGCACCGCGTACATGGTCAGCCGCTCCACCTCCTGCGCGTGCCGCGCGCCCTGGTCCGCCACCCGGCTCAGCGCCTCGCTGGTGCGTACGTTGGCCTCCGCGCTCTTCGCCTGCGCCTCGGTGCCCTGCTGCATGCTACTCACCACCGCGCGAAAAGTGGTCTGGATGGTCTCGCTCATCTGGCTCATGAACTTGCCCAGAATGGCCAGCGCGACCAGTCCCAGCACCGGCCAGGGACCCCACAGACCCAGTAGCTGAAATCCGTTGGATGGCTGGCGTTCCAGCAGGGCAAAAATGCCCAGCACCACCGCCGCCCCACCGGCCGAGCCGAGGGACACCCAGATGTGCCGTAGCCAGCCCGTCCGGAAGCTGGCCGAGACCTCGCCGGTGGGAGCCTTGCCCAGCCCCAATCCCAGGGTCGTCATAGGCCGCTTTTTCCCCGTCTGACCAA